AGAGCAAGCGCAGGCGGTTGAGCCTGTGGATTGGTGGATTCCCAAGGCGGGGCAATTCCGCTTACCGCCTCTGCTTGGGGAAAGGCCCCTCGCAAAAGCATGGGAGCCTCTTTACACCCACCCAGCCCCACAACCAGCCGGTGAGCATGTTCCCGAAGCAGCTTTCGGGAACATAGAGCGTGCGGAGTTGATTGCCGAGTTGCGTGACCTATGCGGTGCGCTTTTTTCAGATGACGCAAAGTTTGTAAGTAAAGCAGCCGACATGCTGGAGGCTGATGCACAGAGAGAGGAATCAACACCGCAAAGGGAAGCCGACTACAAGGCAGGCTATCACTATGGATTTGACAGGGGCATGGCGCAGTCAGTAGCAGTGCCTGCGAAATTGATTGATGCACTCTTGCATCAGATCGACATAGGCGACTTCGTGGACAGTCACGGCCACAGCGCAAAGATGCTCAGTGCCGTGCGCGACTTAATGAAATTAAGGGGTAGATCATGATTAAGACGTGGCAGGAGAGCCGTGATATTCACGAGCATCTGATGGGGCCAATCAGCCACACTATCCGATGTGAGCTTATGCAAGCTGAGATTGACGCACTACGCAAGGCTCTGGCGCAGCAAGTAGCAGTGCATGGCGATTGGCATCAGGGCAAAGGTGCGCGAAGTATGAGTCACAAACTAAACAGCGATCGCACAGCAGCGGTGAGTCTTGAGGCTGAGTGGCTACCGATTGACAAAGACACCCCTCGGGGTGTCAAGCTGCTGCTTATCAGCGTCAAGTACGGCATTGCGCAAATCAGCATTTACGCACCCGGAGATAAATATTTCACACATTGGCACCCGCTGCCAAGGTTCAAAAAGGATGGCAAATGAGCAAGATTGAAACAGGCGGGCCAGCTTTTCCGGTAAACACATCTTCCGCACCTGATTTTGACGGTATGACGCTTCGTGACTACTTTGCAGCCAAGGCAATGCAATCAATGTGTGGACAAACTATGGCAAAAGATTTTGAGTTTTGTGCAGTACGCGCATACGCAATGGCAGATCAAATGCTGAAGGCCCGCAAATGAGTTTAAGCGACATTGTCAAATTTGACCATATCAGGGGGAGGTTCGTTTATTCACCCCCCGTAGAAAACAGTGATGACCCTTTTTTGTGGCACGTGAACCGGAAACCTAGCATATTCGCGACTGACCCCGCGTTCATGACCAGGGGTCAGTCAAACGGCAGTCGCTCTAAAGCTGCTTCAAAAGCTGTCAAAGCCCAACGTGATGCCGGCACAGACCCAGGAAGAATCTATGGGTTGTCAAAAAAGTCAGACGAACTCATACGTAAAGCCGCTGAGTTTAACAGTTCAAAAACCAAAGGAGACGAGAAATGACATTAGATAATATTGAGTTTTGGCACCAAGTTGCACGCCCCAACCCCACTGACGCTAACTTCAATGTTCAGCTTGGTTGTCACCTGGAGGAAATTGGAGAAATGTTTGAGACGCTTACATTTCACGCTCACGGGCTTCCGAGCATTCCAGGTGAGATGACTATGCTTTATGAAGAGCTTAAATTGCTTGCCGACTATCTTAAAAGTGGTGAAACTGCAGCTACGATCAACAACCGTAAAGAGATGTTAGATTCACTGGCTGACCAAATCGTCACTTCAGTAGGTGTGGGGCATTGTGCACAGATGAACGTTCCAGTAGCTTGTAATCGAGTCGACGAAAGCAACTGGTCAAAATACGATGAACTGGGTAAGCCTATTTTCAATGAACACGGGAAAATAACAAAAGGGCCTGACTACTTTAAGCCTGATTTGACAGGGTTGTATTGAATGCCTTGGGCTTACATAGCGCGGCTGCTGGGTCCTGGCTCTCACTGGAGCAAGTCTCAGCGTTTCTTTCTAGACGCAATCAAAAAAGCCCGGCAGGACAAACAGTTTGAAGCCGCCGAGCATTTAGAGCTCATACTCAAACAGCGCAACGCTGTGATGATGGATAAGCGCGAAAACTAACGCAGTGTCGCGGGTTCACCATAACCTTCAACCCTCATTGGCACTATAGGCGGGGCCTCGTACTGGTGGGGTTGAAGGGCTTTGAGGTCGGCTTCTATATCAGCCTCAATGTCACCGCCGACAGGAGCGATCAGTGGGCTGGGGGTCTCTTGCTCTATGTCAGCCATGGTGCCTTGAACTTGCGGGGAGGGCTGCATGGCTGCGGTTGTTCCAGTTGTCACCCCCGCCTCAGCCGCACCTGCCCGCAAAGCCTTGGGCGCAGACTTGGCGTTGTATTCTTCAAGCAATTTTACAACCGCTGCAACTTCATTGGGGTCTTTAGACATGAGCATGTTTGAGAGCTTAGTTGACACTTCCTCAGTCATGCCGCCTTTTCTAACCGCACCCGCTGCTAAACCGGTCAAAGAAGACCAGAACCCTCCGGTCATAGCCTGAGCTACCGCGTTGGTCAGTCCGGGTTCATCTTCAAACTGCTCACGCATTTGTGTGCGTTTTCCGGTTTGAGAGCCGCCTAGAATCCGGTTAGACTGGTTGAAGAGTTGGGCTTCACGCTCCATAGCGTTCTTAAACAACTCATACTGCCCTGGTGTGTCAAACAAAGGCTGTAGTTTTGATTGAGTTTCTGGCGAACCGATTATGCGTTGCGCTGAGTTGAAGTTGCCCGAAGGATCCATTATTTTTCCGTAAAGGTCTCGGGCCACCCCTGTCCTAAAAGCTTCTTTCTCGGCACCACTCATACCCGCTACAAGTTTGATGACTTGTTCATGATCCATTTTCTTGAAGTCATTTATACCTGAGCGCATAGCGTCAGCCAGCTCTGCGTCGCCTTTGTAAACGGCCCGCGCCTGGCCGTACTCCGGCACTGCGTTGTCAAGTGCGTTCAAAAACTCATTTTTCTTAGCCACGTATACGCGACCCAATGAAGTAACTTTACCCGTTACTGCGTCGGTTTGAGCTTCAATCAAAGTGTCAAGCCCGCGTTTGACTTGATCAAGCATTTCAACAGTAGGTGCGATTTTCTCTATCTCTTGTCCAGTTGTAGGGTCAATTGACTTAGTTACCGGCAACGCCCGCCCCTCCGCTGCTAAGAGCTTTTTGGCTTGCCCTAGGCCTTCTTGAAATTGAGGAAGTTCTAAGAACTTCAGCACTTCGGGGTCTGTGACTTCCCCGTGCGCGTAGGCCTGTTGATAATAAGGGGCTGCTTTTGTTTTCAATTCGTCTTGCAGCTTACCCAGGTCTGCGTAGTATTCACCCGGCTGTAGTCCTTTGACCACTTGCTGGTGTGAACGCTCACGAGAGCCGAGCTTCTGCTCAGTCAGAGTCTTTTCAACTTTGCGAGCGCCCGCCCCCGTGCGCTGGGCCACGGCCTCAGCGAGCTCAGCAAGCGCAGGGTTGACGTTAGCGATAACTGAAGGTACGCCCATCGCTCTGTCTTTAGTCATCTGCGCGGTTATGTCAGCCGGGGTCAAGTCCTCTTGAGACATGGCTTTTGTGAATTTGCCTGCCGCCCGGTCAGTTACGGTGGCCGCGCTGGGTGCTAGGCGTTCTTGCAGCCACCGAGCACCCGCCGAACCGCCACGTAGAGCAACCGGAGCACCCGCGCCTAGGGCACCGCCTAACACTGCGCCTACGCCTCCCCCTGACACGCGTTCGCCCTCCTTTGCGCCGCCCGCGCCCGCCACGCCCCCGCTGAGCGCACCTAGCCCTGCCATGCGGGCCAACGTGGACGCGGTTGAGCGTTGGAGCTGAGCGGCGCCAGCGGCCTGCCCGCCCGGAATCATCATGGCCGCGACCCCTGGGGCCATACCCCCCGCGAACTCTAACGCTCCGGTCGTAAACGGGTTGCCTTCGGCGTACTGTGCGTATTCTTGTCGAATACGGGGCAGGGCTTTCTCGTAAGTCTCACCCCCGAGCTTTGAGCGCAACCAGGCTTCGGCTTCATCACCCCAACCCATGCCCAGACCTTGGCCGACCAAAGCGCGAGCCGCGCCGACATATTTATCAACCATTATTCAAGTTCTCCGATTGAGGGGGTTGTGTCGCGGTATTTGCCTTCCTCGATGCTCTTGAGCCGTGCCCGAGCGCGGTCAGAAACCGTCTTGAGCGCGGTGTAACCGCTCTTCATGATTTTCGCTCGCTCTTCTTTGCTCTTTGCGCCCAAACCTTGCACGTCCTGCAGAGCCTTGCGCTCGTCGTTAGAAATTGCGCCGGGGAACGTAGACTTGAGCGATGAGAGGGCTGCTTTCTCTAGCAGGTTCTCCATCTCTCGTGTGTTCTGAACCTTTTCATCTTTTGAACCCACGGCCTCAAGAACTTTGCGCTGCGCCATGTCCGTTAGCGAGGCGTCAAAGGTGTTCGGGTTGAGCGCGAACGCTTTGCGCAAATTAGCCAGCCCTTGCTCGGTTTGAGCCAGCATGTCTTCAGTGTCGGTTTTGAGTTTCATCTCAGGGCCAGTGAGCTTGGTTGACTGGGCTTTTTGCTGCTCGAATTTGTTTTGCGCGAGCATTTGATTAGCCTGTGCAACGCCTATGTTGGCCAGCGAGGCGTTTATGCCCGCCATCTGCCGGTCAACGTTCAGGGCTGAGATCTCAGACACTCGTTTCTGGAACGCAGGGGTGCCCGCGACCAGGCCTTCATCAAGGGCTTGTTTGCCTGCGGTTGATTGCGGTTGGCCGGACTTCACGTAGTCTTTCAACAGCTCGGTGGCCACGGCCCGTTTGTCTTTCATCTCTTCGCTAGCTAACCCCCGCAGGGTGCTGAGGTCATCTTTCGCGCCCGACATTTTTGCTTTCTGAGCTTCGAGACCCAGCTGTAGGCGAGAAGCGCTTCCTGCTTTGGTGGCTTCGCGCTGCTCTTTGGCGTATTCGGCCATCGTCTTGCCCGCATTGCCGACGCTCTCCATAAAGCCCCCGGTTTTGGTCGGAGCGCCGAACGCAGCTGCAAGCCTGAAATACATCTCAGCTTTAGAGGGGGCGTTGTCGGTTTGTTGGCCGATGGCTTTT